CAATCCACGGATTGAACGCTGAGGCTGAGTTAGCAAATATCCTTTCAACAGAGATACTTGCTGAAATCAACAGAGAAGTTATCAGAACAATCTACAAGGTTGCTGAAACAGGTGCTATTGCTAACACAGCAACAGACGGTGCCTTCGACTTAGACGTTGACAGTAACGGTAGGTGGTCAGTTGAGAAATTCAAGGGACTACTCTTCCAGATTGAAAGAGATGCTAACGCAATCGCACAAAGAACTCGTCGTGGAAAGGGTAACATGATCCTTTGCTCTGCTGACGTTGCTTCTGCATTGACAATGGCTGGTGTGCTTGACTACACTCCTGCTCTTAACGCTAACCTAAACGTAGACGACACAGGTAATACATTTGCTGGTGTTCTACAAGGTAAGTACAGAGTATACATTGACCCATATTCAGCAAACGTATCTGATACTCAGTACTACGTTGTTGGATACAAAGGTTCTTCACCTTATGACGCTGGACTGTTCTACTGCCCATATGTTCCACTACAGATGGTTCGTGCAGTTGGAGAGAACACCTTCCAACCAAAAATTGGATTTAAGACCCGCTACGGTATGGTCGCAAACCCATTTGCTGAAGGTCTTACTCAGGGTCTTGGTAGAATTAAGGCGAATGCTAACCGCTACTACAGACGTGTTAAAGTTCTTAACCTTATGTAAGAAGAAAGGATATAATTCCTTTTGTATCAACGGAGACCCTACGGGGTCTCTTTTTTTTGTCAACGTTTCCTAACAATAAATATGTTACAGGAGGTAAAGGCAAATGTTACGTTTAAATTGGGAACCACCAGAAATCCCAGAATTTGATCCAGATATTCATAATCCAGAGAGGGTGTTTGCCTTTCTGTGTTATCGTGGAATACATTATGCAAAGTGGGTATATCTTGATGTATTCAATGCTGGGAGTTGGAATCTCAAAAATCCAAGAAAGGGGGAGTAATCCTCCTTTTTTTTGTCTAAATACTTAAAAAGTTACACTAATGAAATCATTTAACAACTTCATTGAAGAAGGCAAGAAATGCCCAGATGGTGAATACTATTGCAATGATTCTAAAAAATGTAAAAAAATTCCTGGTGGATATCGTGTAGGTTACGGTGGATACTTACGTAAAGATAATGACAACGATAGTGGTGAATCCAATGGTAATGGTGGTAATGGTGGCGGAAATGGTGGAGGAAACGGTGGTGGTAATGGAGGTGGAGGAGAATGAAATCCTTCAAAGATTTTAATGAATCTGTAGATTTAAAACGTTACGTTCAAAGACCTGGCAAATACAGTGACATAGTAATTAAAAAAGATCTATCAAAAGATCCTAAAGAATTGAAAAAATCTGCTAAATCAGCAGAGCATACTGGTACTATGTTAAGTAAAGGAAGACTTTTTAACGCAAGTGGAAAGCAAATGAAAACTATAACAGATGATCCGAAGGATTAATTATGACTGAACAAACTGACAATTGGAAGGTAACTCAACTGTCAAATAGGAACTTCTTGTCTCCTATTGGATTTAAGTTTATTGTGACTAAAGTTCCAAAGGCAGATTTCTTTTCAAACTCTGCATCAATACCTGGAATCAACTTAGGTTTTGCTCAACAACCAACATACTTGAGAGATATTCCAATTCCTGGAGATAAAATAAGTTATGAAGATTTTACTCTAAGATTTTTTGTAGATGAAAATTTAGAAAATTATCTTGAAGTACATAAATGGTTGAGAGGATTAGGATACCCAGATTCAATTTCAGAATTTGCGGAACTAAAAAATGAAGATAAGTATATACAAGATCCTAGTGGTAGATCACCATATAATGAATATTCAGATGCAAGTCTTTTAATTTATAATAGCAACTTTAATGTAATTGCAAAGGTTAATTTTAGAGATACATTCCCTGTTGGATTGTCTGCAATTAACTTTGATGCAACGCAAGAAGATTTAAAATATGTTACGGCCGAGGCAACATTTAAGTATTCTATATATGATATAGAAGTTACTACTTAATTTATGAACCTTGATGAAATTCAAACATTATGGAACGAAGATTCAAAACTAGACGAGGACAACTTACATTCTGAGTCAACAAAAATTCCCTCATTACATGCCAAGTATTATCACATTTTAAACAAATTAATTCTCCTTAAAAAAATGGAGGAGACTAAATTTAAAATATCCAAAAAAGAAAAGTGGCAGTATTATACAGGTAAAGCAGATCCAGAAATTTATATCGACAAACCATTTGATTATAAAGTCTTAAGGCAAGATGTCGATAAGTACATGGATGCTGATCCAGATTTAATTAAAATCTCTTCTAAAATAGAATACTTTCAGGTAATGATTAATTACTTAGATAGTATTTTAAAAAATATAAGCAATCGTACATTCCAACTTAAGAATGCGATTGAGTGGCAGAAGTTTATCAGAGGATACAGTGACTGAACAAGAATTAGAAAAAGAAAGATGGATTGATGATGACTATGCAGTTATCAGTCAATATCATACTGCAAAAAGAATGTATCCTGATATACCTTTCTATCTTCAAGATGAAAATGGAGAGACATTTGTATTTGGATTAGATTTGATTTATCAATATCTTGGAAACATAAATCATTATCCTGATTGGTGATGACTGATATTACTATCAAAAAGAAAAATGAAGTATATGTGACTGTAACAGCAGAACCAGCAATCTGTCAGGAACTATCAGATCTTTTTACATTTGATGTTCCAGGTGCTAAGTTTATGCCACAGTATCGCAGTAAATACTGGGATGGTAAGATAAGATTGTTCTCTCCTGCAACTGGAGAAGTATATGGAGGTCTTGTAGATAAGATTGTTAACTGGGCAAGAAAGTCAGAGTATAGTTTAGAGTTTGAAAATAATAAACACTATGGTACACCATTTGAAGAGAATGAAATAATAAGTCGTGAAGGAGTCAAGGAGTATATGACTCGGATATCAAGATATAAACCAAGAGATTATCAAGTTGATGCTGTATACGATGCATTAAAATACAATCGTAAACTTTTAATATCACCAACTGCATCTGGTAAGTCAATGATGATTTATGCTGTAGTGAGATATTTTGTAGAAACTAAGAAAAAAGTATTATTAATTGTTCCTACTACATCACTAGTAGAACAGATGTATAAGGATTTTGAAGATTATGGTTGGAATGCAGATCGATACTGTCACCGAATCTATTCAGGAAAGGAAAAAACAAATGAAAATGCTGTTACTATTACTACATGGCAGTCTGTATATAAATTGAAAAGACCATTCTTCAAAGACTTTGATGTTGCGATTGGAGATGAAGCACATTTATTTAAGTCTAAGTCTCTTGTAAGCATCATGACGAAGATGGATAGTGCTAAGTATAGATATGGGTTCACTGGTACTTTAGATGGATCACAGACTCATAAGTGGGTACTAGAAGGATTGTTTGGTCCATCATACAGAGTAACTCAAACAAAGGAACTTATTGATAAAGGTCATCTTTCTAAGTTGCAAATTAGAGTGTTGATACTCAAACATACAGATCAGAAGTTTGACACATATGAAGACGAAATACAATACATCATATCACATGTAAAAAGAAATAAATTTATTAAAAATCTTGCTTTAGATTTAAAAGGTAATAGTCTTATATTGTTTAGTAGGGTTGCAACACATGGTCAAATACTATTTGATTCTATAAATAGTTCTGTACAAAACAATAGAAAAGTATTCTATGTTCACGGAGGAGTCGAAGCACAAGAAAGAGAACGTATCAGGGAAATTACAGAACAGGAAAGAGATGCAATCATCGTTGCCTCTTACGGCACCTTCTCAACTGGAATTAACATTAAGAACCTTCATAACGTCATCTTTGCTTCCCCATCAAAATCTCGAATACGAAATCTACAATCAATAGGGAGAGTACTCAGAACAGGGGACAACAAAAAGAAAGCAGTATTATATGATATTGCAGATGATATCTCTTACAAATCTCGAAAGAATTATACTCTGAATCATTTAGTAGAAAGAGTTAAAATATATAATGAAGAGAAATTCAATTATGAAATTATACAAATTAATTTAAGGGACAATGGATAAAGAAGAATTTCACGCAGTAATCAAATTAGTATCAGGCGAAGAGATATTTGCCAAAGTTTGCCCATGCGAAGAAGAAGATAAAACAATATTGATTTTAGATTGTCCCGTGACTTTTGAAAATATAATAATACGTCAGATTGGTGTGAGTGCTGTGAGAATAAATCCGTGGTTGAAAATTTCAGATGACCCCACAGTGGTTATGAATATGGATAAAGTCATCACAATGACTGAAGTGAATGACAAGCACTTAATTAAAGTGTATAATAGGTATCTAAACGAAAAGGATCAGATTAGTAATCGAACTGATATTAATGAAAATATGGGTTTCTTATCTTCTGTATCTGATGCTAGAGTATTCTTAGAGAAGCTATATAAGTCTAGTTAACCTTTGAACCCTTACAGAGTTATTATACACCAATTATAGCACCTTGTCAAGTACCCTAAAAAATGGTATAATAGTAGTATCTAAAAGAGGACGGTAATGAAATGGTCAGAGGAAAACGTAAGTCAGAACATTATGTCAATAACAAGGAATTCCTAGAAGCATTAGTCATCTATCGTGCCCAGTGTGCGAGAGCAGAAGAAGCAGGTGAATCCAGACCTAGAATTACAAACTATCTTGGTTCATGTTTCCTTAAGATAGCAACACACTTATCATATAAACCAAACTTTGTTAACTACATGTTTCGTGAGGATATGATATCAGATGGTATTGAAAACTGTGTTCAGTATATTAAAAACTTCAATCCAGAAAAGTCTTCCAATCCTTTTGCTTATTTTACTCAAATAATTCATTATGCTTTCCTCCGCAGAATACAAAAAGAAAAAAGACAGATGGATATTAGGTCTAAGATTATAGAAAGATCTGGTTTTGAAGAAGTCATGTCTGGTGATGGAGATGTTTATAGTTCCTCAGATTATAACTCAATCAAAGAAAATATACAAAACAAACAATATTCATGAAGATTGCTTTAATTACCGATACTCATTTCGGTGCAAGAAAAGCAAATGTAGTTTTTCATGAGTATTTTAAAAAGTTTTATGATGATATATTCTTTCCTACAATCAAAGAAAGAAACATTAAAAATGTAATTCATCTAGGAGACTCTTTTGATAATCGTAAAAACGTTGATTTCTGGGCACTCGACTGGGCAAAAGAAGTTGTTTACGATAGATTAGCACAGT